CTTGGATGTTGTATTCCATAAACTTCTGCCAATCAGATGTATAGAAGTCTTTGAAATTTTCATACTCACTGTGATCAACCTTACGTTGTCCTAGTTCTACAAAAGCAATATGATCTAGACGATAGGACTCTTGGTTACTATAAGTAAACTTACGGTAAAGATCGAGATAGTCAAGAATGTTAACCCCAGAAATGTCATAAGCATAATTTTTCCTTCCTTGGACATAAACCTCCCTTTCATTTGCACGATTCCAAGGTGATAAGGACTTCATCCATTTCTCACCAAGTATACGATTAATTCTTCTAGCTATGTATGGCATATCATACAGGTTAACATTCCAACCTGTCAAGATGTCTGGTGTATTTTCTGCCCACCATGTTAAAAAGTTTGTAAGCATCTCTTGCTCTGTCCAAGAAACATTTAACTCTAAACCATCTGGTGCATCAAATTCTTTAGTTGTCCAACTATAATACTTTTTAGTTATCATATCCTTTATAGTGATAGATAACATTTCCTCTGCTGCTTCTTCTACATTCGGGAATCCGTTTTCACATTGCACCTCAATATCAAGTGCATAGATTTTCATCTTATTAATATCATAATCAACTTCTTTCGGAAACTCTTGTCGGATATACTGATACACAAATCTTTCATATCCATGAACTTCAAAATTTTCTACACCATCATATGTTTTGATAAACTCTCTTGCTTCTCTTGCAACACCAAATTTAACAGGAGAAACATATTTACCATCAAGTGTTCTAAACTTCTCTTTATTCTTAGACAAAACATAAAGGGTAGGAGAAAAGGATGCCCGATACTGTACGGACTTACCATTCTCATACCCTCTGTATAAAATCGTATCACCAGCAAGTTGAATGTTGGTGTAGAAAGAACTCATAATTTCTTGTAAGTTTCCAAAAGTTTCTTAGAAGGTTCTAGTATACTCAGAACATTCTCTGATGTCAAGAAAATATCTCTTTGTGAACTAAACTTAGGAAATGGAGTAATAGATTCATCATCCATCACTTCATAACAATTTTCAATAAGGAGACTAGGTTCCTCATCGAGTTCTGTGATAGTGCCAATCAAATACTCTTTACGTTGCTGTAATAGTATTAGTTTCACTACTTGTTGTTGTAGTTCTTCCTCCATCTGCCTCCACTAATGAATTGTACTTTTGTTCGATCTCTGGATAAGTTTCATATGCTGTAATCACTTCATCCATCTTTAGAAGTATTTGTTTTTTTACAGACATCGGAACCCATGGTGAGAAACGAATCTCAGGATCTGTGACTTTTTTAATGTCATCTTGCGTTTCATTTTCAATTAGAAGTCTAGGTTCATCTATACCTTCTAACCATACACTGTATGGATTATTTAATTGAAATGCTACTGGTTTGTTTGGTTCTTCCTTAGTTGTAACCTCATAAAGGTCACATATAATGTCTTCACCATTTCTCGTTCTTACGATTCTTACACTCATAAAAAAATACGATACGTTTATATTATAAAAGAGGAACTGACTTTTGTCAATCCCTCTTATCTATATGGTAATTACCACACGCATTTTTGGTTATAAGTAATTATACTTATAAATAAATATAAATCACTAACTAATTCCATGAAAACATATCTATTCAGTATCGGACTCTTCGCTTGTGTTACAGCAGCAGTTGCAGTAGCACCACGTTTAGCATATGCAACCCCTTACTTCATGTAATTACTTTAGGATTACTTGAGGACATTTAAGTAAGATAACTGCCTTTGCTTGGAGTTTGATATCTCCAGACTCTTCAATTACTTTCTTAACTTCCTCTACCCCATACTTTGCACTAGCGTCACTATATGCCATGAGCAATGACTTGTAATCGTCATGCCCTTCTTTAGCATATTCACAAAAATTACCTCCCATAAACATTAGTAGAGAGGTAAGTGTTAGTTCAATCATATTAAAATTATATACTTACTTTCCGATCTTGTCAACAGCAGCTCTTGCTTTTTCTAAGATCTCACCTTTAAGAGGAACAAACCCTAACTTAGATGCTTTGTCCTGATACTCATCACTTAGTAATGTACTGAGTGATGTTTTTATTGCTTCAGTGTTTCTACCGTTACCTGTTTCATATGCAAGAATCCAAGTCAATGTAGCAATAGGATACGCTCCTTCTGCTGTTGGGTTTGGATTTGTACCTGCAAGATTCTCATCAAGTTCAATACTATTAAGTGCCTTTGCACCTGCATCTACAGATGGTTTTACAAAGTCACCCCACTTGTTTTGTAACGCTGCAGGTCTTACAACGTCATCAATATAAGATTGGTTCACATAACCAATAGCACCAGGTGTATTCTTAATAACACCAGCAACACCAGCATTACCCTTACCACCGACACCAGTTGGCCA